CTCGTACAGCGCATAGGTCGCGCTCGACGGGTTCGGGCCCTCGAAGCTCCCGTTCGGGAACAGGATGAAGGCCGGCGCGCTGCGGGTCAGCAGGACCGGGACGTAGCGCAGGCCCGCCGTCAGGCCGTCATTGAACAGCGCGCCGGGGCCGTGCGTGCCGGTCGCCGTCTCGGCCAGGATCTGCGAGCCCAGCAGGCCCCACTCCGGCGGCCCGGCGATCTCGAGCCCGGCGCTGATGCCGACCGGGATCGGGCTGAGCAGGTTGCGGTCCATCAGCTCACCGTGACGAGGCGGAACCGCACGCCCTGGATCGTGGCGCCTGTGCTCGGGAAGAAGCCGAACACCGCATAGGTGCCCGCCGCCAGGCCGGTGAGCGTGATCTCACCCGTCGTCGCGTCGGTCGTGCCCGTGGCGATGGTGCGCGTGCCGGTGCCCAGCGACTCGATGTTCGTGAAGGGCTCGACCACCATGCGCGTGGTCTGTCCGGTGCGGCGGGTGCTGCCGGTGGCGTCGGTGGCCACGGCGGGCAGCGTGGGGCCGCTGGGGGGAGGCGGCGCGGCGTTTACCGTCAGCGTGGCGTTGGAGCTCGTGGCAGCCGGCGCCGTGTCGCCCGTGACCACCACGCTGTAAAGGTCGCCGTTGTTCGCGCTGCCGCCGCTCACCGTGGTGGCCGGCGTGGTGTAGCTGCTCGACGTGGCGCCGCTGATGTTGGTGCCGTTGCGGCGCCACTGGTACGTGAGGCCCGAGCCGGTGGCGGTGACGCTGAAGGTGGCCGTGGCGCCGGCCGTGACCGTCTGGTTCGACGGCTGCACGGTGATCGTGGGGGCGGTGCCTGGCGCGCTGGGCGTGACGCTGTTGGACGCCGCGCTCTCGGACCCGTAGCCGTTCGCGTTCTGCGCCGCCAGCGTGAAGGTGTAGGCCGTGCCGTTGGTCAGCCCGGTGTGAGTGATAGGCAACGACGCGCCCGTGACCGTGCTGCCGCCTGGCGTGGCGGTGGAGCGGTAGCCCGTGATGGCCGAGCCGCCGTTGCTTGCAGGCGCGGTGCCGTTGACCGTGGCCTGCGCGTTGCCGGCCACTGCGGTGCCGATGGTCGGTGCGCCTGGGACGGTCGAAGGCGTAAAGCTGGCCGTGCTGACGACGTTGCTCGGGCCGGTCTGCGCGAAGTCCGCGATCAGCGCCGTGCCGTTTGTGAGGCCCGTCAGGTTGAAGTCACGCGCACCGCTGGCCCCGCTGGTGAGCGTTGCCGTGGGCGAGGCCAGCACCTCGGAGGCAGTCCACGCCGGGGCCGCTGCAGCGCGGGTGCGAACCGCCAGCGTCGAGCTACCCGAGGGCGCCGTGTCGGTCGTCACGCGCACGGTGGCAATGCCGTTGCCGGTGCTGACGACGGTGGGGCTGGAGAGGATGGGGGTAGCGCCGGCAATCGGGTGCGTGGCGCCTTGGCTGGTGCTGGTCGCCGTCAACACGCGGCCGTTCGAGCCCGTGTGCGTGCTGGCCTGCGTGGTCAGGCTCCAATAGTCATGAAGCGTGCCGCTGCTGACCGATGACGGCACAGCGCCGCCGGCCAGCGCGTCGAATTCCGTCTGCCCGAGGGCCGTGCCGCCGGACCAGATGGCCACCTCTGCGATATCGCCTGCAAACCAAAGGCCGTCGTCCTTGGCGCGCGTGCCGACCGCAAGCCGCGTCAGCTGCGATGCGAGCAGGTTTGTGTCTGTGCTGCTCTGCGTGACTGCCGCTCCCGCGCCGTAGTAGATCGTGCGCGAGGTGTCCGAAGTGAAGACCGCCAGAGCCGGGGTCCAGCTTGTCGAAACGGCGCTGGTGCTGTCGGCCCCGGTGCCGTCCGAGTCCCCGACGTGAAACGCCCGCATCTTCCCGCTGCCCGCGCCTTCGGCATACAACATGGCCTCTCGCGTGAGCGAAAGCGCGGCAGCGCCGAAAACCATCTGGTTTACGGTGCCGCTGGTCGGCTTCACCCACGCAAACAGAGCGAACGGGTAAGCCAGGCCGAGCGACGCGCCGAGGTCGTGGATGAGCTTGCTCGACGAGCCGTTAAACGTGATGCTCATCGAGCCCCCCAGATGTTCGTGTCGTAGTCAAGATAGGTCGTGTACCGACCCTGCCACCAAAGCAACGGCACCTCTCCGTTGTGGTTCTTCGGGCTGAAGGGGCGCGCTCTCTGCGGGTTGCCAGCCGTGCCGCCGCTGGTGTAGACCTGCTGCTGTGTCCACGTTGCGCCGCTGTCAGTGGTGCGCCAGCGCTGAATCTGGTTGACACCCGACACGGGCGCCGATAGGTAGATCGTCGTTGGGTCCATCGAGTCGAAGCACGCACCCGGCGAGTAATAGCGCTCGCCCGAATACAAGTACTGGCCCTGCGCGACGATCTCAACGGGCGCTTGCCACACGCCAGCCGACGTGCAGCGTGAGAACATAAGCCGATGGTCGGTTCCGGCAAAATCCATGAACCGGGTCCATAGCACCCACACCTCGCCGCTGGGCCTCCGCACGATGTCCCAAATCCACTTGCGCCGCACCTCGCCCGTAACGACCTGCGTGCATTGGGCTGCAATGTCGAACGGCAGAGACGCCGTGATCTGCGTGCCGTTGGTGCGGAACAACTCCAGGTCGCCGCTGCCGTTGGGCGCCGCGTAGAAGTGATACACCTCGTTGTCGCCCTGCACCGGGTGGAAGTTCACGAGCACCACGTCGATGCGGTTGCTGTCGTTGCAGGCAATCCGCCAGTAGGGCGTGAAGCCAGCGGTGGTGCAAAGCGCCACATGGGCCGAGGCCGAGCCTGCCCCTAGCGAAAAGTCGGCGCTGGTGCGGAACGACAAGTCTTGCGTCGTGCCGTTGTTGTTGCGGTAGAACAGCCAACGCTTCCCGCCAGCCGCTGACAGGCGAGTGATGACGGGATAGGTCACGTTGCCCGCGGGCGGCGTGAGGCTCTGCAGGGTGCCGAACGCCGCCACGCTGTCGGCGCTGCTGCTGACGCGGTAGCGCACTGCCGCGTCATAGTGGGTCGTCCAGTAGGCAATGATCCGACCGTCGTCGAGGATTTCTACGCTGCCGTTGTTGTGGTCGTCAACGTCCGGGCTCGCCGACAGCGTGAAGCTGGCCGTGGTCTGCGCCGCGTGGTCGTAGCGGTGGATTTCAGAGTTGCCGGTGCTGTCCACCGGGGCGAAATACGTCGCGCCGTTGGAGTAGTGCGAAACCGGCGTCGTGAACCACGTCCACACGCCGTTGATGCCGGTGTCGAAGGCTGCGAGCGCTGGAGGAGGAGGCGGCGGCGCAGCACTCACCGCCACCGTGAGCGTGTTGCTCACAATGCCCCCCGGAGCCGTGCCGCGTACCTGCGCGGTGCCGGCCGCCGCCCAGGTGGCCATCGACAGCTTGACCAGCTCGCCAGGCGCAGGCGCCACCGTCGTCGGGCTCCAGCTCACGCCGGGGCCGCTCACGCTCTCCATCGTCACTGTAATCGGGCCGGTGAGGTTGGCCGCGGTCACGGTGATGGCCTCGGCCGTGCCTGCTACTGCGGCGCCGTCTGAGGATAGGGTGATGGTTGGGGCCGGGGGTGGGGGCGGGGGCGGTGGCGGCGGCGGAGTCGGCGCAGCCCGGCCCGCGTATGCCGTCGCCACGCTCGACGCGACCGAGATGCTGTCAGGTTGAATCGTGGCCATGTGCGGGGCTGGTCAGCCTGGTGCCGCCCGCATCAGCAGGTCACGAGCAGCAGGGTTCCGGTCTTCGGGTCCGGGCCGAGCAGGTCGGCGACGGTGTTCGCGGTGTCGAGCGCGGACAGCGCGCGACGCAGCCGGGAGAGCGCGTCGTCGACGTTCTCGAAGCTGCGCGACGAGCCGCTCGGGGCGGCCTGCGACTTGATCTTCCGAGCGAAGTCGGCGCCGGCCAGGATGGCCACGGCCATGGCCTGGATGCGCACGATCGTCGAGGCGCTGTAGCCCGCGGTCGTCATCGCGGCCTCGCGCGTGGCCACGTCGTCGACGGCGGCCTGAAGAACGAAGCTCGGCACCGAGATGCCGAGCGTTTCGTCGAGGTAGGCCGTCGCCTGCAGCAGCGTGAGCATGGCGGGCGACGGCGGTGCGCGGGCTCAGCCGGCGGCGGCCTGGGCCTTCTTCTTGCCGGTCGCGGCGGGCGCCACGGCAGCGTCGCCAGAGCCGGCGGCGGCCTGGGCCTCCGTGACGGCTTCCGGGTTCACCACGGGCTCACCCTCGGGCGCCTTGACGGGCTCGCCGGTCAGCTCGGCCGGCGCCACCACGACCGGCCACGACGACACCGCCTCGGCATCGTCAGCAGCCGGCGTGCACTTGCCCGCAGCCCAGGCCGGGATCGCGTCCAGGCCCGGGAAGTCGACCACGTGGCCCGGGGCCGTGCCAGCCGGCCACGGCGCCTTCAGGTGGGTGACGGTGACCTTCACGATCAGGCGGCCGTGAAGTGGGCGAACGGGGCGCGGCCGTCGAAGTCGCTGCGCAGCTGCGGGGCCGTGACCGCCATCACGTCGAAGACGTAGTCGTCCTCGGGGTTCAGGCGGGTCTTCGGCCGCGTCGTCAGCGGCATGGCCGACAGGATCGAGCCCCAGTTGCCGCCGGCCAGGTTGGCCACCGCCAGGATGTTGTCGGCGGGCACGCGCGAGCAGGGGATGATGTTCTCCACCATGTCGATCGAGCGCAGCGCCTCGAGGATCTTGCGGTCGCCGTTGGCCTTGAAGTCGGTGATCGCCGCGTAGGTCCAGTCGGAGTAGTTCAGGAAGAACGTGATCTGACCGAAGGCGTTGTCGCCCTGCAGCGCGTTGATGACGCCGGCAAAGGCCGTGACCCAGTTCGCGCCGGTGGCGGTGCTGTTCAGGTCGAAGCCGTGCGTGCCGGTGTTGCGCTGCGGGTGGTTGCGCAGGCCGAAGACCTGCGAGCCGCCGACCACGACGCTGGCGTCGCCGTTCAGGGCCATGTCCTCGAGCTTCTCGGCCACCTTGCGCTGGTGGTTCGCAATGGTCTCGACGTCCAGGCCGATGCCGCCCTTGCGCACGACGGCCATCTGGCGCCAGCCCATGCGGGCCGCCGAGCTGATGACCGGAACCGGGGTGCCGACGTACTTCACGTTGGCCTGGTCGGCGACCTTGCCGTTGCGGCCGTCCATGCTCACCGTCACGGTGCCGCTGTCGCTGACCTGCGGGAAGTAGCTCACGATGTCACCGACGCCCAGCGGCGTGGTGTTCGCAGCGGCGAGCGTGCTGTAGACCGCGAGCACGTCGCGCTGGATCTGCACGGCGCGGTCGTCGATGCGGCGCCAGGCGTCGATGTCCACCGGCGCGGCGTTGCCGGCGAAGGCCATGTCGGTGGCGTGATTGGCGGCCAGCGCGGCCTGGGTGCGGTTGAAGCCGGCACGCGCTGCGGTGATGGCGGCCTGCTGATCGGGAGTAAAGCGAAGCATGTCTGGCTCCTTGAAGGTCAGGCCTTGACGTAGGGCATGGCGATCTCGACCTCGATCAGGTCGCCCGCGCTCTTGGCGCCGGCCTCCCGCGAGAAAGCGATCACACGGTTGGTCGACGCGGCAGCAGCGGCGCGGCCGGCGGCGGCGATGGTCAGCTCCTGCCCGAAGGTGTAGGTCGCTGCGGCCACGGCCACCAGGTAACGCTGGCCCGGCTCGAGCACGTAGGCGATGCCCGTGTCGCCCGAGGCGTACGCGGTCTTCAGCGGGTCGTTTGCGTCGAGCTGGCCCGTGCTGTAGAAGTCGCGGGCGGCCAGCAGGCGGATCGCGGTCGTGCCGGGCGCGGTCAGCTGCGAGAGCTGCGTGGCGCTGTCGGTCACAAACGTGCAGGGCAGCAGCGCTGCGGCCAGCACGCGGGCGTCGAGGGTGACGGGCTCGCGGCCGTTCGGGCCGACGTAGACGGTGTTCGGCATGGTGATGCGCTCCGGTCAGTGGTCAGTGCGAGCGACCGGCGGCCTGAGCGGCCTTGTCGATCGCGGCGTTCATGTCGTAGCCGGCGAACTCGTCGCCCGCGTTGCCCGTCGGGGCCGAGCTGCCCGGCAGCACCGGCGCAGCGGTCGTGCCGTTGGCCTTCAGCTCCTTGCAGCGCTTCAGGCCCATGGCCTTGAAGTCGTCGGCGGTCAGGCCCTTGGAGTTGGCGGCCAGCTCGGTGGCCAGCGTCGCCAGCTCGACCTGCTCGGCGGCTTGCGCGTTCGCCTGCAGGGTCTGCAGCTGCGCGTTCGCGGCGGCCAGTTGCGCCTTGATCGGCGCCTCGGCGGAGGTGCGGACGTGCGCGTTGTAAGCGTCGACGAGCGCCTGATCGGTCAGCCCTTCGGTCGAGATGCCCGCGGCTCGCAGGGCGTTGACGATCATGTCCTTCATTGGATCCCTCTGCAGGTTGTTGACGGGCTCGTACTCGCGCTTCTCGCGCACCTCTTGAGCAGTCCCAGAAAATGCTACGGACGACCCATCCGAGGCCACGGTGTAGTCCTGGCGGTACATGCGGCCCTCGCGGTCGGACCAGATGGCGTAGCGGGCGAAGACCTCGCGCACCCAGCCGCCGTCGGCCAGCGCCTTGTGCAGGCCCTCGCGGATCGCGTCGAGGCTCAGCTCGGACTCGTTGCCCAGCAGCTTGCGCAGCCATCCGCGCATGCCCTCGTCGCGCCGGTCGAGCGCCTCGTTCACCGCCACGGCTTCGACCTGCTCAGCCTCGCCGGCCGCGTTCAGGAACATGCCGACGCCCTGCTCCGGCGTGCCGGCGCCGCTCTCGTTCAGCAGGAACGCCGAGTGGTCGTAGGTGATCTCGGTGGCGATGCGCTGGTACTTTTTGCCCAGGCTCTCGCCGTTGGCCGTGATCGCCTTGCAGAACAGGCCGGTCGACACGTGGATCGGCTCGGTGTTCGTGCCGTTCATCGCCGCGTCGAGCCGCTCGACCAGGCGCGCGCCGTCCGGGTGCGCCTTGGCCTGGGCCTCGTTGACGACCACGTCGTACAGCGTCCGGCCGCCTTCGTGCCGCACGTTCGTGCACACGGCGCCCGCGTAGCTGGTCAGCAGGGCGTTGCCGCTCAGCGCGCTGATGTAGCGGCCGGCGTCGTCCTTCGGGTGGCCGGCGGGGGCGGGCTTGCCCTCCAGGGTCGGCGCGGCTGCCGCGAGCTGGTCAGCCATGTAGGCCATCCCATTCATCACGATGCCGTCGACGGCGCCGCAGACGTTGGCGACCGTGTACCGGCCGCCGGACTTCGAGACCGCGCCGGCGTTGACAGCCGACAGGACATGGACACGGGTGTGCTTCATGCGGCGCGATGCTAGGAACCGCGCGAAAAGAGGCCCCGGAGCCTTGCGACGCCGGGGCCGAGGTGCCCGCGAGGGCAGGAGACAACAACGATGAACCGGCCACCCCTAGCCGGCATGGGCGATGCTACGGACTCAGCGCGGCGGCTTCAGCTTGTGCGCCTTCAGCAGCGCGGCCTCGATCAGCGCTGCGGGCGTGTCGGGCTGCGCTGCCATCCACTCGACCAGCCACGCGGGCAGGCGCACGGGGACGTTCACGCGGCGCAGGGCCGGCGGGGCTGGGGGTCGCCCCCCTTTGCTGCGCTGCTCAGTAGCCATACTGCTCGCCGTTTCGGCCGCCCTCTCGGCCCCAGCGGTGGTCGCACTTGCAGCAGCGGTACTCGGTGCCGCCGTTGCTCTCGGTGTCGCGGCTGCCGCAGTCCGGGCACTCGTCGCCCTGCTCGACGCGCAGGTCTCGCGCGTCTTGTGCCAGGGCCTCGACGGCGTTTGCGTAGGTGGTCATGTTGCGTGCTCCGGGTTAGGCCGCGATCGGCTGGATCGTGAAGCTGACCGCGTTCCCGCGCGCGATCTGCGTCACGAGGTTGGCGCGGTGGAACTCGACAGCGTCGTCGGTCGTGCGGAATGCCTGCTCGACGTTGCCGAGGCCGGGGACGACCCGGACGACGGTCACGAGGTGGCGGTACTGGCTGGCGGTGGGGGCGGTAGTCATCGCTGGTCTCCGGGGTTGGTGTTGCGATGTGGTTACTGTAGCACGTCAACCGGACAGCGCAAGCCCTTTTTTGTGCGACGACAACCATTCCCCATGAATAGGGGGGTCTGCGGGGTTTAGGCCGGCCGCTTGCGCCGCCACGCCGCCAGCTCTGCCCGGCTCGTCTCCTTCGCCCGGTCGGTCAGCATCGGGCGGCCGTCGTCGTCGAGCAGCACCTCGGTCACGCTGCAGTGGCAGCGGTAGATGTTGCCGTCGCGGCTGTAGAAGTCCCGCACCTCGGCGCTGGTGTACGTGCGCCCGTTGCGCGCCGCGTGGGTCGGCCTGGTCGTCGGGATCAGCGCCGACTTCCACAGCAGGCCGATGTCCATGCCCAGGTTCTCGACGGCCCAGTCTCGTTCGTCCAGGCGGGCCATGCGCAGCGTGTCGGTGATGTCGGTCTGCGCGTACTGCTCAGCCCGAGCCCGCGACACCCCCATGCGCGCCTCGATCTCCTTCGCCACCACGCGCGGGTTCTTCCCGTCGACGATGCCGCGGCCGATGATCTGCGACAGCGCCGACTTCTCGCCGGCCGACAGCCCGGTCCAGTGCTCGTAGCTCTTGATCTGCGCCATCGCCACCCGGTTCTGGAAGCCCTGGCTCATCAGCGCCGCGCCGATGTTGCGCGAGGCCGAGTAGGTGGCCGACAGCGCGGTGAGGTTCGCCACGGTCTGCGCCAGCCCGAGCTGCGCGGCCTCGGCGTCGATCTGCGCGTACCAATGGGTCCTGTAGCTGCCGCCGGCCACGGCCTCGATCCAGCGGTCGAAGGCTTCGCGTAACGCCTGCGTAACGGCGGCGAGCTCCTCGGGCGTCAGCGCGTAGATCGTGCGCGGCGTGCCGCTGGTGTCGTTCTGGGCGACCTCGCCGATCACCCGGATGCGCGCGAAGATGGCCAGCACCTCGGCCGTGAGCCCGGCCCAGCGCTGCCTGATGGCCTTGATCGCCCGGCGCTGCACGGGCCCGCTGCCGGTGCGGTCGGTCGTGTCGCCCGGGATGATGGGCGAGCGGGGGCGGATGCGGTTCACAGCCCACCCAGCGCGCCGCAGAGCACCAGCTGCTGAACCTGCCGGCGGCGGCGGTCCATGGCGCGCGCCAGGGCTGCGGCCGCCTCTGCTGCGGCTTCGGCTGCCTCGCGCTCCTCGCGGCGGCGGCGTTCTTCCTCTTCGAGGCGCCGGTAGGACCGCGGGAATGCGCTGTGCCCGCCGCCCTGTTCAGGTTCCGGCTCGGGCTCGATGGCCCGCCGCTTCAGCAGCAGCAGGTAGCTGGTGTGCAGCATGGCCGCCGATCAGGCGAAGAAGATATCCCCGACCACATCACCCGCCGTCACTGCGGTAGCGTCAGCGTCGGCCGAGCCGGTCACGATGGAGCGGCTAATGGCGGTCGTGAACGCGATGCCCAGCGGGAACGAACACACGGCCTTGTCATTCGGCGGAATGCCGATGGTCTGCGCCACCGCCGCGCCGGCTGTAGCTGACGCCACGTTGTGCAGCTTGACATAGCGCCACGATGCCGTCGTGTTGCTCAGGCACCAGCCGTACACCCGGCCCGCGGTTGCCTTGATCTGCGCCACGTTGGTAGAACCCGCCGCGACGATGTGGTGGCCGGTCATCGCGCCGGTTGCGTTGGCACGAACCTGCATGCCCACGTCGCCGACCAAGTTGGTGCCGGCCGCCAGTGAGCCCGTGCCGATGTTGGCCGTAACCGTGCCGGTTACCGTTGTCGTGCCGCCCATGAGCTGCACGGGCGTGGCGTTCGTTGCGGCCGGGTCGGCGCCGCTGATTCGCACCTTGTTGCGCGGCTGGTCTTCCACCGACAGGAAGCCGATGGTGGCCGTGGTCGTGCTGGCCGGCGCCGTGCTGCCGTTCTGGATCACCAGGAACAGGTACAGGCTGACATCCTCGTCGGGGATGTTCGTGATTCGGCTGGCGCGCGGCGTCCACTGGAAGCCTGTGTTGCTGGCCGCCAGCGCGTCGGCGTAGCCCATGGACATGACATCGGTGCCGATCTGCCCGATGTGGCCCGGCGATGCGGTGGTGTTGATCGTCGCCGTGGTGTTGCCGCTGGCCCAGCCGCGGCGCTGCGCGTCGATCAGCGCGTTGGTGGCCGTGGTGCCGGAATACTCGGCGGCCATCCAGTTGAAGCCGTACAGCGTGAGCGTGCCGCTGCCGCTGGCAGGCCACGAAGCCACCGTGAAAGTGACGGTCAGGCCCGACACGCTGGCAATGGCGTAGCGGCCCGGAATGCCCACGCTCGACAGCACCGCCAGGCGCAGGGACTGGCCGACGTTGGCAGCCGTGAATGGGTTGGTCGCCGGGAAGGTGACCGTGACGCTCGTTGCGCTGTTGATCGTGTAGCTCAGACCCCCACCAACGAGGTCCGCCAGCTCGACGCGTAAGGTCTGGTTTGCGATCCGCTGCGAGAGGATGAGCTGATAGCGGGCCAGCATCGCGCCGCGGAACGTGTCCACCGAGCGGAAGACGGTCTCCGCGTTTGCAGTGGTGCCGGTCGTGACGACGAGGTTTCCGCCCGATTGGCTCACGGCCATGCCGGCGCCGGTCTTCAGCAGCGACAGCTCGGCAGCAGCAGAGCCCTGTAAGCCCGAGCCGACTTCAGCGAAGCCCACGCGCCAGAAGAAGGGGCTCACCTGGGTCACGGGCACCGCGCCATTGCTCTGCGCCGGCTGCTTGCTGTTCATCGACTGCACGGCATCGCGCACAGCGGTAAGCAGCAGGTTGGCCGCCGCCAGCGTGGCATCGTCGGCCGCCTTGAACGGCGCACCCGTGCCGGGGTCGGCCGGCATGATCTTGTCGTAGTGCGCGCCGGCCAGCTCGCGCGTGGCCAGGGTTACGTCGGCGTCGTTGCCGTCCTTCGCTGCGATGTTGTCTGCCACGTGGGCTGCTCCTGTTGTCGGGGTCGGTCAGGTCACCGGGGCGTCTTCGCGCCTTCGACCGTATGCGTGCGGCTCACGTCGCCGGCGTCGTTGTATTCGACGATGGTCGTGCTGGTGCGCGGCGGCATGTCGAGCGTGACGTTCACGTCAGGCAGCTGGGCCTCGACGGTGACGACAGGCGCGGCGACCTGCACCGTCACGTCGGTCGGCTGCACGTTGTTCGTTACGGCTACGTTCGGCGCCTCGACGGTGATGCGCGGGGCCTCGACCGTCACGTTCGGCGCGGCCACCTGGATCGTCGGCGCGGCCGGCGCGGCTTCCACGCGCAGCGACAGCTCGACGGTGCGGCCCTCGGCGAGGTACTGGCGGGCAAGTCGCATGGTCTGGTCGGCCTCGGGGTTCGGCGAGATGGTGCGCGGCTCGTCGGCGTTGGTGGTGACGCCGCGGACGGCCCTGGCCATGCGCTGCAGCAGGCCGCCGCCGTCGTTGGCTGCGGGCTGCGCTGCGGGGCGCTGCTGCGGGGGCTCGTCGCGCGCCGGCAGCGGGTCGGAGTCGTCGTCGGCCGGGTCGCCCTCGCCCGGCATGTCTTCGAGCTCGGCCTCCTCCTCGTACCCCAGCACCTTGCGGATCTCGTTCTCGCTGAAGGGGGCGTTGCGGCCGGCAGCGACCATGTCCTTGTTGATCGTGGCCATCTTGCCGCCCTGGTCGGCCTTCGCGTCGTCGCCCATCGCGTCGAGCGGCGCCCACTCGACCTCGAAGTCCGAGGCCTCGACGATGCCGCAGGCCTGCAACCGGCGGATGACGGCCGTCACCGCACCGGTAAGCAGGTTGCGCTGGCGCGACTTGCACCGCGCGTTGTCGGCGGCCTTGTCCTCGTCGCTGGCCAGGCGGCCGGTCTGCTGGCCGAACAGGATCGTGAAGGGGATGCCGACGGCCGCCGCGAAGGTGTTCGCCGCGATCTCCCAGGCGCCGCGGGGGTCGTGCATCGTGGTCTGCAGCGTGTCCACGGTCACGCCCTGCCCCACGATGGCGCTGTCGACGTTGCTGTTCAGCCGGTCGACGCGGTCATTGATCGTGGCGCGCACGTCGTCGGACGTGACGGCCGCGCCGGGGGTGCTCGGCTGCACCAGCTTCGTCGGGTCGGCGTCCTTGTCGAAGACGAACCGCAGCGTGCGCGCGCTGTTCTTCAGGTAGCTCTCGGCCGCGCCGCCGCTGACCTTCTCCAGGTCGACCAGGGAATTGAACCCGGGCTGCAGCAGCGGGATGCCGTCGAAGAAATCATCGCCGACGGCGCCCTCGGCTCTATC